ATGAAAAACAGATAGAATCATCCCCGAAATTCCTGAAATGCAAAAACAGGTAATGTATTCGTGTAAATTAGTGGATGTTTTTACATACCTAAACATCAAATTTGTCTTGTATTTTTTTTAGCAAATCATTATTATAAATACCACTAGGTTTATAGTTTTTAGTAGAGTTATAATCCTTTTCCTTTTCTTTATTTATTTTTATTTTATCATTTTTATCATTTTTATTTAAAATAAGATTATTGGGGTCTGACGCATTATTATTTGAAGACTCGCCATTTGTAAGTAGTGGGTTATTTACTATTAAATTTCCCATTCCATCTATAGATTCCCCCGTTTGTTTTTTATACTCTTGACGAACATATCCGGGAACCCAGTGCTGCCAACTAATAAATACCAGATTAGGGTGTGTATAACGAATGACGAAATTATTTTCCCGCAATTTTCTTAAAATATATTCAACACATTCTGCTACATTGTATCTAGGAATACCAATCATAATTTCAGGTATTATATACCAACAAAACTGTTCCTTACCTTGGTTCTGTCTAGACGTTATTTTGATTTTATCATGGATTCGGTTTAATATTTTATTATATAGATGAAGTTTATTTTCTGATATTTCTCTCTTCTTTTCAAACAGGTCATCCATATTCAATTTGTCAGACAAGTTGTCTTCATCAGATAACGTAAATATATTCATTATTATCTTTTTAATAGAAAAAAAACTTTAAAAAGATACGATATATATACTTAATGATTAAGCATATAGTTATAAACGGAGGAGGTCCATCAGGATTAATGAGTTATGGAGCATTAAAATATTTATTTGAGAAAGAATTTGTATATATAGAAAACATAAAAAGCATATATGGTACATCTATAGGAGGTATATTTGGCGTAATATTATCTCTAAAATATGATTGGAAAACATTGGATGATTATATAATGAAACGACCTTGGGAAAAGGTATTTAAATTGGAACCAGATGATATATTTGGATTATATTACAATAATGGATTGTTTTCATTTAATATGGTGGAAGAATTTTTAAAACCATTATTAGAAGCAAAGGAATTATCATTATCTATAACATTAAAAGAATATTATGAATATAATAATATAGACCATCATTTTTTTGCGGTTGAAGTCAACAGTTTTACGAAAATAGATATTAGTCATAAAACGCATCCCGATTTAGGATTAATAAAAGCATTAGAAATGACGACAGCAATTCCTATATTTTGCAAACCAGTATTTTTAGATAACAAGTGTTATATAGATGGTGGAATATTAGATAATTATCCTGTTAAGGATTGTCTTGATAATGAATTGTGTGAAATTACAGAAATACTAGGGCTAAAAAATCAATATACTAATGTGATAAATATACACGAAAATATGAATCTTCTTGAATATTTACAAAGATTACAAGGACGGATGGTAACACATATTCAAAAAGATCATAACTTAAATGATATTATTCCATATGAAGTCAAGTGTATATGTGATAAAAATATGACGAATTACACTGAATGGTTAAGTTATATAACATGTCAAGACAAACGCATTGAATTAATAGAAAAGGGTGTAACTTATGGTGAGTTGTTTTTCAATTACCATAAACAATTACATAATGACTCTCCAAGTAATGAATCAGATAATACCTAATTCAATGTGCTTTCTAAAAATTCTTTAAGATTAACTAGTGATGGTTTTGCATCATACTCTATCACTTGGTTACCTTTAATTAATTTAATAGTAGGAAATCCTTCTACTTTATATTTATCAGCCATATCAGAATTTTCTTCACCATTTATTTCAGTAAATATCAAGGTATAGCCATTATATTTTTGATTAGGATATGTTTTTTTAAGTTCTTCCCATATAGGTAATGCCTTTTTACTATGAGGGCACCATTCTACAGTAAATATGATAATTTCAACCGATCCATTATCATCGTCATTTGCATCTATAAATTCATTATTTGTCACATATTTTGGTTCGATTAAAGGTGTAACATATTTACTGTATACATATACAGCGGTTGTAATAAATACTAAAAGGACAATTAATATCATCCAAAATCTGGTACTAGATAATAAATTAAATGCGTTTTCTTGAATATTTTCCAACATTATATATATTTTTTATATATAAAATGTTGCATTGAAAAACGAATTAAGGAATTAACCATGTGACAATAATTTTATATGCGTAAAGTTTTTTCTCTAAATAATGTAATATGAAAACACGCAGAAAAACTATATCTAAAAAACGAAATATATCTAAAAAACGAAATATATCTAAAAGGATCTTTACAAAGAAACATTATAGTGCTGGTGATGGGTTTTTAACAACTGTATGGGGTCCAGCATTGTGGCATTCATTGCATACTATTAGTTTTAATTATCCTGTTAAACCAACCAATGATGAGAAGAAACATTATAAAGAGTTTATGTTAAGCTTAGTTAATGTATTGCCATGTAAATACTGTAGAGAGAATTTAAAAAAAAATTATAAAGTATTTCCCCTGAAGAATGAAAATATGAAAAGTAGAGATAGTTTTTCTAGATATGTTTATCAGTTACATGAGCGTATTAATAAGAATTTAGGTAAAATATCTGGATTAAGTTATTGTGATGTTAGAGAACGATACGAACATTTCAGGGCACGATGTTCTGAGGAAAAACCTACTAAATTTAAATTTAGTAAGACAAGAAAACGAAAACATATAGATAAAGGCTGCACTGAACCATTATATGGTTCAAAGGCTAAATGCATTATTAAAATTGTTCCAAATGATGAAAAATGTAAAACCTTTCAAATGGATGAAAAATGTAAAAAAACTAAAATGTAATCATTTAATTTGATACAAATTATCGTATCAAATTAATTTTCAATAAATGAAATTACCAATTGTGTAAATTACATACCAAATTGGCTAAAGTCGGCTAAAACTGGTCTTGGTAAATAATTGTCATTTGAGCTAGAATAGTTAGGAACCTTTTTACAATCAAACGCAGGTTCAGGACATCTGGCACACGCAGGACAAGGAGGACATTTTTCTTGCGTAGGACAAGCACTAGATTGAGGACACGCAGGGCATACTGGTGGCACAATTTGAGACTTTAGTATATACATATCTTGTTGTCCTGCTGGAATTTCATTATACTGAATACCATCTGAAGAACTTGTAGTTACAGCAGTATTTCCACGAGGTCCAGTTGTAATTGTTGCTGAATTACCACCAGAGCCAGTAACTGTACTTTGAGAAGACATACCTTCACGGAATAAGCCGCCTAAACAACTACAGAATATAAGTGATAATAATAATATTATAAAAATATGTATTTTTTGAAGCTTCATTTATATATTACTTTAAGAAAATTTAAAAATTGAATTCATATTATAAATATAACTCAATTACAAATAAAGATAAAGATAAAGATAAAGATAATGCCAAGAGTGAAACCAGAACCATTAGCTAAATTCTATTATGAAGATGAAGATATATTAGAAATAGGTATAGATGAAGCCGGACGTGGTCCGTTATTTGGTCGTGTATACACGGGAGCTGTTATTTTACCTAAAGATACAAAACAAGATTTTGATTTTAGTAAATTAAAAGATAGTAAGAAATTTACAAGTGTTAAAAAAATAAATGAAGTCGCAGAATACATAAAAGAAAACGCATTAGCATGGAATGTGTCATATAATGATGAAACGGTAATTGACAAAATAAATATTCGCCAGTCTGTATTATCCAGTATGCATGATTCCGTAAAAGGTATTATGGAGGAAAATAAACACTACTTTCTTCTTGTTGATGGAAATGATTTTAAACCGTATATGAAATTTGAGAATGATACATTTAAACAAATACATCATAAATGTATTGAAGGTGGAGATAATAAATATTGTGCCATAGCAGCCGCATCTATTCTTGCAAAAACCGAACGAGATAAATATATAGAAGAATTATGCATTGAAAATCCAGAATTAATAGAAAGGTATGGACTGGATAAGAATAAAGGATATGGAACGAAACAACACTTAGATGGTATAAAAAATTATGGTATAAGTAAATGGCACCGTAAGACATATGGTATTTGTAAAGAATACGCATAATACAGTTTACACATTCAATCGGGGGTAGTTATTCAAAATCATATTCATTAAATTCGGTCATAAAGCTACTTACAAATGGCTCATCTTTACATTTTTGAATGTCAAAGAATATTTTTTTATCACCAATAACAATAAGCGTTTTTGCTGCTCTTGAAATAGCAGTATACGCCAATTTTAAACGATTTGTACCCCATGTTAAACTATTATGAAGTGACGATGCTATAAATACAACTACATCTTTCTGACAACCTTGGTATTTATGGACGGTATTACAATAATTCAATGTAAATTTATCCTTAATTTCACAGACCGCAACTTCCTCCTCTGGACTACCATCGTCATAAAATACCCAAGCAACTTGTTCTGTATATGTTTTACCTGTCTTTGAGTTCATTCTCATCACTTCGTTGAATGTAATTTTACCAGTGTCACCATTTACACGAATTATGTCGTCGTCATATTTATTTTCAGTTCGCATTACATGGTCTCCCTCTTTAAAATATCCATGCGCGTACATGATATTTGGTTTATATACATCATTTTGTAATAATTTATTCATTTCAAAGACGCCCCCTTGTTTATTATTTTCGGGTGTGATAAATGCGACGGAATCTTTACCATATTCACTTACAATTTTATTACATATGTAACTGGTTTTTTTATTATTCGTAAAATCATGCTCTATAAATTTTGTAGATATATTGTCAAAATCATTCATAGATAATTCCTTTTTATTGATATTTATAATGCAATCTTTCAGTTTTCCAGTATCTTGTCGCTTAATATCAGTCAAATATACTGGTTCAAATAGTCCAGAATTTATAATACATTCAAATGGACGCCCCTTTCCTACTGGCGGTAGTTGTTTAATATCGCCACATAATATGAGATTACACTCGAAATAATTACACCAGTAAAGTAATTTTTTAAACATAAATATATCCACCATGGATGTTTCATCGACTACAATAATATCAATATTTTGAGGATATTTTGTGTCAGTATTATTATTTATATCATGTTGCATTTTTGGAAATGTATTTAACAGACATTTATGTAATGTACCACAAATATCCTTGAGTTTAATATTTTTACATTTGTCAAATAATCCTTTAAATGCTTTTCCGGTTGGTGCCATTAAACTAATATTACATTCTCGATTATTATTTCCAGATTGCATATTAAACCATTCAATAATTGCTTCGGTAATAGTACTTTTACCAGTTCCTGGTGG